GATACTAGTCAGCATGTACTAGGTCAAGCGGTAGATTTAGAGATACCTAGAGTAAATAATCAAGATCTATTTGATTATGTAAGAAAAGAATTAAATTTCGACCAAGTAATTTTAGAATACTATGATGGCGTAAATCCTAGTAGTGGCTGGGTCCATATATCTTATGTATCAGACAAAGATAACAGGAACAGAGCCATGACTTTCGACGGCACCCATTATAGAATAGTAGAGGAGTAAAATAATGATTGAATCATTAATAAAGCCAGTTAGTAATTTAGTTGGCAAACTAGTAAAAGATAAAGACTTACAAGCTAAGTTAAATCATGAGCTATCTACTTTATTTCATCAAGCTAATTTAGCTCAGATAGAAGTAAATAAAATAGAAGCTCAAGGTAAACCTTTTCAAAGAAACTGGCGACCTTCAGTTGGTTGGATATGTAGCTTTGCTTTAGGTTATCATTTTATACTATCTCCTATAATTGAGGTTATAATAAAGATATCTGGTGCACAAATAGATATGCCAGAATTTGATTTTTCGCAGTTGTCTGCGATTCTCATGGCGTTATTAGGAATGTCAGGGCTTAGATCATACGATAAATTAAAAAAGACTGATACAAAAGGATGAAAGACATAAAAGAAAATCAAGAAGGTTTAAAATCACTAGCAGCTGAAAGGCCAGATGTAGTTAAGAAAATGGGCTACGACCCAGAAAGTTTCTACGCTGGTGGCTTGGCTATGTTGGCAGCTGGTGGGGAAGCATCAACTAATATGGACCCAGATGATGCTATTGAAGAATTTAAAAACAGACAACAATATAATGAAGATGGTATTTTAAAACTTTCATCTGGATCTAGTGGAGCTATTGGAGGAAGCTCTGGCTCTGGATCTACGTTTTCGATTATGAGTCTTTTGGGTTTAGGGGGTAAGGATGATAAAGAAAAAGAAATAAAACTTGATCCAAAAGATGAAGTAATCGTAACTCCAGATTTTGAATTAAGTGATGATGAAAGAAAAAAATTTGCAGAGTTAGCGAAAAGAAATTATGACGCAGATGTTTCAAAAGAATATGACAAATTAGCTAACAACATTACTGAATATAATTTTGTATATGATGAAAAAGGTAATTTAACAAACGACCCTTTTAAAAAATCACTTACCAAAACAGAAAAAGCATTAGCTGCTTTAGAAGGTTTGGGAGCTTTAGCAGATCTAGATATGCCAGAAGGTTTCACTACTAGTGGAGGTATAGGTGAGGCGCTCATGCCTACCATGCCTAGTATTTTTAGAGTTGGTAGCGTTGCAGACGGCGGAATAATTGAAATGGCTAATGGCGGAATGGCTGATGAACAAACAACTAGACTTTTAAATATAATAGATAGTTCTCCTTTAGATGCAGACGAAAAAGAATTACAAAAACAAATTGTTAGGATGCAACTAGCACAACAAACTATGGTGGGAACACCTCAGTACATACCCACCGATGCGCCATACAAAGCTGTTTACAGACCTTATTTTTCTGAGGTAACTAAAGCATATAACGCAGCAAGACCGGGTAAAGCTTTCTCTCCGTTAGCTGGCCCACCAAGAGAAAGAGTCGATTTTAATTTAGGCATGCGTTCAGATGGAACTTTAGCAGGCCCTAGAAGAGTTGCTGGTGTGCAATATGCAGCCGACGGTATGTTAATAGATGGTCAATTTTTTCCAGAAACTGATGAAAGGGTAGAAGGCCCTGGAGGAGAAAGAGATGACAAAATTCCAGCAATGTTAAGCGATGGTGAGTTTGTTGTTAATGCTAAAACTGTTAGAGGTATGGGCTTACAAGCTGGAGCTGACCCAATGAATTTTGAAGAGCAAAGAAATATTGGCTCTAAAGTTCTTGAATATTTACAAGATACTATGGGGCCAAGAGGAGATATGGCTGCAAAAATGGGTGAGCAAGGATTAGGCGCATTAGTGAGAAGCATGTCATGAGTAAATTTGTTTTAGATAAACTTTCTTTTAACGAACAAGATGGCAAAGATATAGCCGATTTTT